GCGACGAAAGTCGCACGAAGGATTTGGAGACCACGTTAGGGATTAACCCCCCCTAACGGCTGAGTATCATTGGAAGTGATAGTTAGCTATGATCCTGGGTCAATTTATCAAGTTGACCTGGCTTCTCAAGTAATAATAACTTGTAAAGCTTGAACAGGATCGAGGTCTGTGTTCACGACCGTTTTCTTATTTCTGAGACATATGTCTCATTAATATTAAAATCGGCCGAGTACACGCTCTCCCAAGAGAGATCGGCTTCTCGCTCTTCCAGAATGGCATTCGCTAGAATGTCATCTGCTTGAACGAGTTCCATATACTTTCGCATGATAACCGAAGGTAATGGGTGATAGTCGATTTCCTCTTCAGAGTCCATACCTAGAACCGAAAGAGAAATAGGTTTACCCTGAAGCTTGAATCTGTTATAAAAGTCCTCAGACATGAGGTCTCTCATAACTTCTTCAAACTTCAATCGTTTTCGCTTGAGCTCCTCTATCAAGAGCTCAGCCAAGATCCGGGGAGCTTGATTAAGATCAATCTCCTTTCAAGGACCCTGTATGACCCCCTTAAATGGGGGGTGCAGACCATGTTTCCGACCAATTAAGTCAGAAGGACAGGTGGCGATCACGAGTGTCTCAAGATAATGGGATTTTCCCGTTACTCTACGACACAGGGTTTCTCAGGCGGCGTAAGGTAATTCGAGTCCTATATCTTCTAAGCCTAAGCGTAATGCAAGGGTCTCCCTTCGGGGAGTCTTGGATCACGTGTAGGCCAGATGGTATGGGATAGGAGTAATCTCTTCTTCCTTGTAGAGTAATCGCTTTGCGATTTCTCCACTTGGAGGAAAGGGACTACTGCCAGGTATTCATTCAAATGACTTTACCGGTGATATGGTTACACCGATTAATTTCATTATGGATTTATACCTCTTGGCAACTCTCGAATTAAAGATGGCCACGTCATCTCCGAGTACTACGTAGTCTCTAAAGGATTTGTAACCCTCTAGAGAACCGGCGTACTCAATGATGGCATGGTGAGTTAGAGCAAACACACTTCATGAGGATAATATCCCCATGGGTTGTCCTGCTCGATACTCAACATCTCTAATACCGATCGAAAACTTCCTTTTTGTGAGAAGTTTTCCTCAAGCCTGTGCTCTGTCTATTCCTATCCATCGCTCTAGAAAGTCTACCTGTAGTGATACAGGGAAACGATCTGTAGCATTAGATAGATCTAGACAGTAGATGGGTTTATTATCTCGGATAGCTTGTCTTGTTTTATCGACAATCTGTCCTTGATCATAAGTACCATCCGTCTCTAACTTCCTAAGAGCCTTCATGCTAGCTCTGAAAAGAGCTTTCATTGACTCTTGGGTAAAGTAGTCTGAGATAGCTACTGGCCTAGTCTTACCACCCCCTTCTGCTATTAGAAACAGTCGGGAGTGTGTAAACTGACCAGTGACCTCTTTAGACCACTTAGCCTGGAAGTGTTCAATTCTCTTTAATAGCGAGGTATCTGACAAGGATACCCACGTTTTTAGATTATTGAATACTTCTGGACTGTTAGAGAGGGCTTCTAAATCTTCATGACAACTTAAAAGAGCGTGTCCATTTGGACCCTTCTTTGTAGTTGCGTGATATTTAGAATCCCAAGCCAGGTTCGGTGTTTTGAATTTCCTAGACCATAAGTTTAGGAACTTCGATCACCGGCGCCCGAGCGTGAAGCTTGGAGTAGGTTTCTCTATTACAGAGAAATCTACCTCAGGCTCCAGTATAAGCCTTAAGTATAACTTAGTTATACTAAGGGCTACCCTTTTCTCTTTTGGTTCTCCGTTAAGGAGGTGTTCCATTGGTTTGATAACCCGTGGTACTCCCCTCTTATCGGATTTCTGGAAGGGCAATGGGTCGAAAGGACGACCCATCGCTATCTTCACAGCGATGGTGTGGATTTCTTTTAAGAGATTTACTGCCCTTTTCTGTCCCTCATGTTTACATAAGGAACTGATATAGGCTGTATAACCTTTTACTAGCAATTCCAGTGAATTCTGTGTCTCAGGATTTGTACCTGAAACCAGACTCAGGAGGTCTCCAAACCTTCTGATAAAGGTTTTAGAATATAAATTCTTAGATACTGTTTTCATAGTTCAATTGAATACTGGATAACGTGCCATCTTCACGGGAGTTTGGATTCGTTCTGAACTTCCGAGGAGTGGTGTATTTCTCTCGCTCGGTGCAAGGATGCTCTCCCCTCTTGGAGGGTGCCTGTACCTACCTTGGGGTGGCTACAGTCAATTCGACCGGATCAAGAAAGTGTGATGAGTACTTTCTCTTTCAGTTTACCTGAATGGGTTAGTCACTCCCACTCAAGATATCGAAAAGCCTTTAAGCCCGTCGTGGACCTTCTCTTATGACTTACTACCATAAGAGGGTGAG